TGTAATCAAGGTATTAAGAAAAATATTCCAAGTTAACAATATGGATATGCCAGTTCAATTCGTTCAACTTAAACCAATAACAACACGCTTTACAAATCAAGACTTAATGGCGGTGATGACGCAGAACGAGATCAGGGAGGAATTGGGACTTGAACCGTTAGACGAAGAAATTGAAGTCAAAGAAGATTTGTCTAAAAATCATTTAAAATCAGAAAATACAGAGTTGTCTAAATGTATTGAAGACTTCGGAGAAGACATTCCTGAAGGTTGGGAAATACTATCAGAAGAAGAAGCTGAAGAAGAAGCTGAAGACTTTGACTTTCAATCTGAATTAAACTCTGACTATTATCAGTTCGCAAGTACAGGTTCAGCTTATCCTAATAGAAAGTCAGGACAAGATCAAAAAAGTAAACAATCTGATTACAAAGACGATATTTACAGAGTACGATATAGATACACAGGCAGTAAAATCGGTGAAAGAGATTTTTGCAAAAAAATGACTAATGCTAATAAAATATATCGTAAAGAGGATATAATTTCTATGGGCAAAAAACAAGTTAATCCGGGCTGGGGTGCTTATGGTGCGAATACCTATTCAATCTGGAAGTGGAAAGGCGGAGCACTGTGCAAACATAAGTGGTTCAGAATCATACTAGTACAAGAAGGCAATAGACCGAAAAATTCTGACAAAATAATATCATCAACTGAAGCGAGAAGTAGAGGTGTGAAGCTACCTAGAAATGCAAAAGAAGTTTCTGTAGCACCGCACGATATGCCAGATCACGGTTTCGTAAACCCAGAGTTGATTGCTAAATATAAAAACGTTTAAATTATGTCAAATTACATCTTATTTATTTCTGAATTGAAGCTGAAAGAATCCACTGCAATTAACCTCAACGTGGATGTCAATTTGCTTCTTCCCTATGTACGTCAGGCACAGAAGCTATATGTAGAGCCGAAACTAGGGACGGATCTTACAACCAAATTAAAAAACGAGATTACAGCTGGTACTTTGGCTGGTGCTTATAAAACACTTGTAGACGATTACATTGCGGATATGCTCCCAAACTGGGCGTTTTATCATTCAATCCCATTTCTTAGGTTTAAAATCGAAAACGGGAACATATATTCCAAAACCTCTGAAACGGGTACTGCATTGACAACTGAAGAAAGTCAACATCTAAGAGAGGAGGTCAGAAACACTTCTGAATATTATACTGAACGGATGATTGATTACGTCAAGAACAATACAGCTAGTTTCCCAGAATACTCAACGAATAGTGGTGCGGATGTTTCTCCAGATTCCAATGCGTATTATAACGGGATGAACCTTGAAAGACCAAAACAACAAGGAAATAGACTGACTTTAAGAAATTTCTTAACACCTGACTTAACTTAATGAATAAACTTTACAAACCAAAAAAGAAAAATATAACTAAGCTTAAATCCTACTTGGATAGAAAGCCTAATACAAATAAAAATGAACGATCTAAAAGACACAATACAAGTAGGACTAGCTAACGGTTCAGCAATTGGAGTATCACTAGTGGAAGCTAACGAAATTCTTACAATGGCTTCGTTGCTACTAGCGATAGTATTCACAATTTATAAATTTGTAAAATTTGAAAAGAATATATAAATGGCTAAAAAAGCTATTACAAGGGCTTATAAGCCGTCAAAAAAGAAACGTAAGGGCGTACACTCAAAAAACGCAAGTAAAGGACAGAGTGGCTTTAAACAAGCTTACAGAGGACAAGGGCGTTAACCTTTTACTTATCAGGGATACTTTCACCGATAAGTCTGTAATGGGTGAACTATTTATCAATGGTGAAAGAATCTGCGATACTTTAGAATTGCCTTGGCGTGATAATCAAAGAAGTGTTTCTTGCATACCAGCTGGTCAATATAAGGTTCGTTTCAGATACCCAAGAGAATCGGAAACAAGAGACTATTTACACTTATTAATCAAAGACGTACCTAACAGAGATTATATCTTATTTCATCGGGGAAACAGCGCAAAAGACAGTAGAGGATGTGTGTTAGTCGGGTTTGCTAATCAACAAGACTTTGTTCATAATTCTACACTTGCTATGGATCTACTCACAAAAGAATTAATAAATTGCGGACACGCAACAAAGAATATCAATTTAATAATCAAAAATAAATAATTATGAAAGAATGGATTTTAGTACAAACTTTAAAGAAAGCAATTTCAAGTCGTAAATTTTTATACACTGCAATTGGTTGTATCGCTACTTTACTTAGTGATCATTTAGGTTTAAATGCTGACGAAGTTAAAAACATACTTTTTAGTATTGCTGCACTTGTCTTAGGTCAGGGAATTGCAGATGGTAGAAAATAATAGATTCAGACTTAAACCACAAGAAATTGTGGCACTTAAAAAAATGAGGGAAGCTGACACAAGGAACATCCTTGTTGTTGGCGACCTTCACGAACCGTTCTGCTTAGAAGGATATTTGGATTTCTGTGTTGAACAGTTTCACACTTACAATTGTAATCAAGTGGTGATGATTGGCGATATTTTAGACAACCACGCGTTTTCATATCACGAGCCTGATCCTGATGGTATGTCAGCAGGACTTGAATTGGAAAAGAGTATTGAAAAGGTGTCTAAATGGTACAAGGCGTTTGAAGGTGTGAATGTGGATGTTTGTATTGGAAATCACGACCGTTTGGCTGCAAGAAAAAGCTTTTCTGGTGGCATCCCAAAAGCCTGGATAAAAACCTACAATGAAGTTCTTGGAACACCAAATTGGAATTGGGTTGAAAGTGTGGTTTATGATGAAGTCCTTTATGAACACGGTGAAGGGGGTCAAGCACAGACAAAAGCAAAGAACAACTTGATGTCAAGTGTTTGTGGTCACACACATACAGAAGCGTACTGCAAATGGTTTGTTGGAAAAAGATATAGGATTTTTGGAATGCAGGTGGGTTGTGGTGTCGATGCGGATACTTATGCAGCCGCTTACGCTAAAAACTTTAAAAGACAAGCAATAGGTGCAGCAGTTGTATTAAACAATGGGACACTACCAATTAATCTTTTAATGGACTTGTAATGAAAATATCAGATTCAACAAAGCTCACTCTATTTTATTTGTGTTTTATTTTTATCGTACTATTAATCTGCCTTTAATACCCCCCCCTTTTAGTCGTTTTAAGCACTTTTACAACTTTTTAATGCCTATATACTAGACAGACAGTAAAGTCGCTTATCTAGTCAAAACACTATTAACACTTAAATTGTTAATAACTTTGTAAATAAAGTTGTGAATAATTGTGTGAATAAGTAAAAAGGTGTATCTTTGTAGTCATAAAGGCAGAAGCAACCACCTTACCAAACGGAGCAAAAGTTTAATGAAAACAAACAAAATGAAAAAGGAACAATGCACAATTTGTAAAAAGGAAATTAAAGGTTTTGGAAACAATGCAGAACCTATTAAGAAAGGAACTTGCTGTTGTCTATGTAATGACTTATTTGTAATTCCTACAAGATTAAAACAATTGCTTTCGCCAATGCACAATGAAAGGTTAAGCAAACTGTTAAAATAATTAATAACTAAAAACAAAACAAAATGAAAATTAAAGGAACAAACATTAGTATCAGTTATCACGAAACGCCTGAAGAACATAAAAGGTTGGCAAAAAAATATGCACACTTAAACCATAAAATTCAAGCAACTCCAAAAGACACTAGAAGTTCGCAAACAGTTTTGCAATCAGTTGAAGGGTTTTTGGATTGGACTGAGGGGAGTGGATATTGGAAAGAGGGAACTGCAATACCAACACTATTAGATATGGGTATTTTACAAACCCCATTTTACACTTTTACAATAATTAAATAATAACTAAAAACAAACAAAATGAAAACAAATTTTAAAATGAAGGAAGCTAAAAACAAAGAAGAAGCTATTGTATCTATATTAGATGTATTAGAAGAAAACCCACTATGGCTAAACAAATGCACTAGCGACTTGTTTGCTATTGTAAACCGAATTTATTACTTAAGTATTGATAAAGACAAAATGGAACTACAATGTGATATTTTAAATTGTATGCCTAAAGAACAAATAATCAAATTGTTCCAAGAATTAAAAACTGAATACTATAATTTTAAAGACAATACACAATGGAATTACTAGCACAAGACTTCCACTTCTATAATAACGGAGTGTATAAAACAATTTCAAAGTTTTCACCAGAAGGGTGGTTTACAGACTTAGAAAAAGTAGAACCAAGTATAAGAATATTTGGAACGCAAGAACAAATAGACAAAGCTTTAGACGACTATATAGAATTGACAGAGCTTAATTTGAATGAATGTTTCGACTTTAAAGTAGAACCAAAGGGTTCAGAATGGTATGAACGCACTAAAAGAAGATTTGGTGAACAAGAAGCTATTCAGTACAATAAGACTGTAAAAAAGAAACTTGAAGAGTACAAAGAAAAATATAATAAAATGAGTAATAACTTAGCACTAATAACAACGATATGATACCAATACCTTTAGAAGAACCAACAAAAAAAGAATTGACAAGAGAACAGTACCATAAAGCACTAATAGGAAAAGTGCCTAAAAAATGGCATAAAGAAATGTTAGAAGAATTTGATAAAGATGGAGTTGATTTAGAAGATGAATACAGAAATATGACAAGAAAAGAATTAGAATCTAAACTTATGGAAATGCCTGAGACCTTAGTGGACTTAGAAAATAAAGAATACGTAAAAGACTTTGTAGAAATACACGATCACTTAGACATACAATCAAGTATGGTTTATAAAAACAGATTTTGTTTAGGTGGTATGAATGAAGAAAACGAATACATCACGATCTGGTTCGACAGCTTCAAGTTTCTTGAACACGTTGACAAAGAAAGACTAGAAGAAATAAAAGAAAAATTAGTTAAATACATTGAAGAAAAATAAATTTTTGTATTTTTAACGCAGTTATTAACAAAAAAAACATTATGAAAACAATTAACATTCACGGTAAACAGTATGTAGAAGTACACGAAAGACTCAAATACTTTAGAGAAAATTACAAAGATTGGACTTTGACAACAAAAATTGAAAAACTAGAAACTATTACAATTGATAAAAAAGATTATTTAATGTGTATAATGAAAGCTACTATTTTAGATAATGTTGGCAGAGTTATTGCAACTGGAACGGCAGAAGAAACTAAAGGCAGTAATTATATAAATCAAACTTCTTTTATAGAAAACTGCGAAACTTCAGCTTGGGGTCGTGCTTTAGCAAATTTAGGTATCGGACTTGACACATCTGTTGCAAGTGCTGACGAAGTATTAAACGCTAAAAAACAACAAGAAACGCCTAAGACTAAAGAAAAGCTAGACGATAGTAAATATCAAGCTATGATCGTTGCTATTGGTGAAGGTAAAATTGACGTAGTTAAAGAGAGAATGAAAAACTACAATCTTACTAAAAAACAAAAGACAATGCTTGACAAATTAATTAAAGAGCAAACGACAGATCCTATTATTCAAGAAGAACTAGGAATTGTAAAAGCTTTTAAAGAATATAACAACTTACAATAAAATATTAACTAAATTAACTAAATATGAAAAAGTACACACACCACTCTTTAAAAGGTGATTTGATCTTGATTAAAAAATGGTCAAAAAATGGAATTGAAAAATGTAAGGTTGAAAACGAAGACGGTTACGAACACATCGTTGATGCTGAAAACCTTAAAGAAATTAAAACAAAGTCTAATAAAAAGAAAAAGAAATAATGGAAGTAAATGGTAAATTAATTAAAAAGCTACAAGCTGAAGCTGGTACGTCTAAGAAAACAGGCAAAAATTGGGAAAGTCAAACTATCTTAGTAGATACTGAAGAAAAATACAACAATATAGTTGCGATCAAGTGTTTTGGTGATAAGGTAAAACAAATGAACAAACTAAAAGAGGGCGATATGGTGACTATAAGCTGTAATGTATGGTCACGAGAATACAACGGTAAATACTACAATCAAATTGACGGCTGGTTTTTTGTTAATCAAAATGAAAAGTCAACCGATAACAGATCAGAGTTTATGACTTCTGACGATACACCTTTTTAAAATGACTGAAGAACTAAATTTTAAAATCATTTGTGATATTACGACTAACGTTCTGAATATGCCTAAAGGCTCTTTGGCGTTAAGAAGTCGTAAAAGACCACTACAAGTAGCGCGTTCGGTAGCCGCATACATAGGTATGTCAGAAGAAAACATTCATAGAAAAATAATCGGCAAAGTTTTAAATAGAGATAGAAGTATCACTTATCACTATGAAAATAGACATAAATTTTTACATCGATCTTGTAGTCTTTACAGAGATACTTTCTCAACAGTATATAAGGCATACAAAAACATCGATGACGAAAAAGACATTTTTATTAATGGTAAATTAATGAAGAACCATCTTTTAAAAAATGGTGTTAAAGAGTGTGAAAATTCAGATGTAATTATTGAAGTTAAAAGCGGTGAAGCTGTTTGTAAAATAAATACTTCATACTTTAATTTTTCGGATGAATTAAAAAATATTAATATTGCAATGGAAAAATATCACTATAATGTTAAAATTATTTAATGAATAAGCCAAACTACTATGCAGTTATTCCTGCTAATGTAAGATACAGCAAAAAGCTAACACCTAATGCCAAATTACTTTATGCAGAAATAACCGCCTTGTGTAATATGAATGGTAAGTGTACAGCATCAACACAATATTTTTGTAAGCTTTATGAAGTCAGTAGAGGAGCAATACAAAATTGGTTAAAATCACTTGAAGATAATAATTATATTGAACGTGTACTTATATATAAACAGGGTAGTAAAGAAATAAAGACAAGGTATATTAAATTAAATGACAAGGGTAGTACACAAATTTACACAGATAATACTAATATAAATATAAATAATACTAATCTTACAGATAATAATAAAAAAGATCGTTTTAAAAAGCCGACTGTTGATGATGTTAAATTATATTGTACTGAAAGAAATAATAAAATAGATGCTGAAGCGTTTCACGACTTTTATGAAAGCAAAGACTGGTTTGTAGGCAAGTCTAAAATGAAAGACTGGAAAGCCTCAGTTAGAACTTGGGAGAAAAGAGATAAAAAGAAACCACAAACTATGAGTAAGATCGACAGTCAATTAAATGAATACTTAAAAGGAAAAGAATTTTTATGAAAACACTAAAACAAGAAGACATTGAAAAGCTAAAAGTAAAAGTCTACGACTTGGTTGCTAAAACCTCTATTGAAATTGGTCATAAAACAGATGGTAAAACAATGGCTAGTCTTAGTACAATCTTTGCTGAAGACTTAATCAAAGAAAA